TGTCTATATGTGTGGCGTTACCCATTTGAGTTGTACCACCATAAGTATAGCCTGCTCTTCCTTGTGCTACTATTTGTTTACAATATGCTAATACTTGACTTGCTGGTACTCCGGTAACTACTATATCAATAGCATTTCCTGTTGTATGATAGCTTCCTGCAACTCCTCCAACTTCTCTATTATGTTTTGCACATCTTGTTCCAGAAGTTATTATTGCTGGTCTGCCAAAATGTTCTCTTATTTCATCTGCTATTTTTTTAATACCATTTTTTTCAATATTTAATCCACAGCAAGGACATTTAAACTCACTGTCTTTAAAATATTTACAAGTATATTTACTAGGCTTTGGTGGTGTACTTCCATTTAATTTATTATAAGTCTGAACACCTGCAATACCATCTACTAGTAAACCATTTTTACTTTGAAAATCTTTTAATGCTTGAGTAGTACCATTTCCTGCTAGTCCATCTACTGCTATATTATAACCTTTATTTCTTAATAATTGTTGTAAGTTTTTTATTACATTTATTAATTTATTATCTGTTGCTGGTCCATAAATACCGTCTGCTACTAAACCATTATCTCTTTGAAAGTTAAGATATGCTCTTTTAGTACCATTTCCTTCTATTCCATCTATTGCACCCATATAATAAGCGCAATGAGTTCTTAAATTTCTTTGTCTCCATTTTACATTTAACATAATTAATTATCTCCTTTATAATAATTTTTATTTGATATTCCTGTAATAGCACCTAAAAATGTTGCTATTGCACCGATTGTTAATGTTATGATTTCTGTGTCAAAATGATATATTGTACCTAATGTACTGATTAATAATACTAATGCTGGTACGAATGTTATTAAAGTCCATTTCAAAACATTATAAATTTCATCTTTCAGTTTCATATCATCACTCCTTTACAATATATTTTAAAAAAAGATAAAATAAGTTAGGGGCGTTATTTTATCTCTCTTTTATATTATCATAAATTTTTATTTTTGACAATTAATATCTATTTTACTTTTCTTATGATACTCTCCAAATATATTCGATTTCTCTATTAGTACAATCCCAAGTATCTATAATGTAGCCATTAACACACGCCGTTATATGTCCATTAGTTGTTATTAGATATTTACCAACAGGGTGGTTTTCAGCAAAATCTCCTATGTATATCTCATTGTAAGGTATTCTTTTAAACTTTTTATCTAAAAAATTCCTTACAAAAATAGCACTATCCATCATATAACCTTGTTCCATTGCACTTTTACATAATTCTTTATATGCTTCTTTCCAAGTTATATCCATTACTATCGAATATGCCCTAGGAAAGCAATCATCAATAAAATTGTTATGACTATTTGCATTGTAAAAATAATATTTCATTACATCATACTTTTTTGTAATGCTTCTTTTAATTGCATTTTTTGTTGTTGTGTATCAGCTTCTTCTTCAAGAACTTTAATAAAATCTTCTAGTGCTTTTACCATATAGTGGAAACTCTTATCAGTTTCTTGGTCTGCTGCACCATATCTATTACGGCTTTCTTGGTATCTTCCATATTCTCCAGCCATTCTATCTAATTGTTCTTCACCTCTATATCTACTATCTACTCCTCTTCTTCCATAGTTTCCATAGCCATTATAGTTTCCATAAGCATTGTTGCTTGGACCTCTTCCACTATATTCTCCATAGTTTCCATAATTATTTCCATATCCATTATAATTTCCGTAATTCATACATTCTACCTCCTTTACATCTTTATAAATATCTACTAGTTTTCCTAAATCATCTAAGTTCTCTGGACTAATATCATCTTCAATTACTTCTTTTATAGTCTTCTTAGTTTTCTCAACTAATTCTTCTTCAAGAGAACTATATTCTTTAGTTTCTTCTGTTTCTTCCATAATTAACTCCTTTCTTTAAGGATTTTTAATATTTCTTCATTTTGCTTAACTATCTTTTCTAAATAGTTACTATCTTGTCTTTGTAATTCATTCATTAAATCGCTATTATTAAAGTCTTTAAATAATATTTCTAAACTTATTAATTGCAATATAAATGAACCTAAATCTACGTTACTATTCATTAATTATTACTTCTTGAAATATTAAATGTGGCATTAGTTATAATTGGTATTTGAGTTACTATTGGTGTTGTTGGTGTACTTGGTGTTGGTACACTTGGTACAGCACCTACAGTTATATTTGTAGTACCACGAGGGCATACTCTTATTTTTTTATTAAATGAAACAGTTTCATAATCATCTGCTGCTGCAAGTGTTACTGCTCTTACTGTGTCTGGTATTAAAATGCCATCTTCATATAATCCTATTGCCACAACTCCTGCTGTTGCAGAACTAACTGAAGCACTAAAATTTACATTGTAATAACCTGTATATCCATTTCCAAATAACTTAAATATTGGGTTTCCATCTTGATAATCTAACCAACCTCCATTAGAACAATAAGCACATCTTGTTCTTATATCTGTATTATCAAATACTATTGGACTTGTATTACTTGTTAATGCTTCTGGTTCATTTATAATTGTTTGTATCATTATTTATCTCTCCTTTCATAAATAAAAGAGAATAAGCCCTTGCCTATTCTCCGTTAAATGCTGTTAAACAGCGTTAAATAGCAAGTTCCTGTAATCAGGTGAGTAGTAATCTACTTTATGCTTTAAATTAAGTTGTTGTATCCGTTGCAACCACAACCATTGTTGTTGCAAGTGAATATAGGGGTTCTACCATAAACTGGAGTTGATGGTACAGGGCAATTACTTAATCTGTTATATAATGCGTCAACTTCATCAGCAAATCCTTTTGATATGAAAGCGTTTTGAGCAATTTGACTTGCTTGTAAATCTTTCATACTTAATTGTCTTTCAAGGTCTGCAATCTTTTCATTTTTAGCGTCAATCTTGTCATTACATAATTGGTCAAGTATTCTTTGAGTATTAGCAGTTTGGTTGATTAATACATCTTTTAATCCGTCAGCAAGTGCTGCTCTGTCTGCACAGTTTTCACTTAATATAGTTGAGTTAAGATTAGCAATACCTAATCTGTTTTCGCAACAACAATCAGCAAATTGTCTGCTTAATGCAAATGTATCTTGCATTTGATTTATTGCTCTATTATTCGCACTTATTTCAGCACCATAGAAACCATTATTTACTGCAGAAACTATATCAGATGTACTATTACACATTTGGTTAGAAAGTCCATAAACACCATCTCTAACGCCTTCTATTTGGTTACTTAAATGTAATGTGTCAAATCCATTATTTGTATTATTCATAATTTCTTTTTGACCATTGCTTAACCAAGCGTATCCATTATCAAATGAATTTCCTCCAAAACCACCACCATTACCGTTATTAAATCCACCTAGTAATGCGATGATTAAGATAATCCAAATAGCACCATCTCCACCGAAACCGAAACCATTGTTTCCACCAAATCCTCCCATTACTGGGTATGGATAAGCAAAACCATTTCCGTTATTAGTAGCAAGTTCCACTACTGGTTGAATACCTTGCGTTCCGTTCATATATATCCTCCTTTCATTATATTTAAATCCCTTTACTTAATATTCAGAATATGTTATAATGAATATGACGAGATAAGCAAGAAGATTTATATAGACATTAGAGAAGTTTATCTCGTCAATAAATAACTCTAGTGCCTATATAAGTCTTTTTGTTTATTCTAAAAAGAGGTGTTTTATGAAAGAAATATGGAAACCTGTTGTTGGTTGGGAAGGTTTGTATGAAGTTTCCAATTTAGGAAATGTAAAAAGTTTAGATAGATATGTAAACGCTGGGCATTATCAAAAATTTTGCAAAGGTCAATTATTAAAACCCACTTTTCACAAATCTAATTATTATATGGTAACTTTAAGAAATAGTGGTATTCAAAAAGTTTCTAAAGTTCATCAATTAGTTATGAATGCTTTTAATCCTAAACCTAATAATAAAAAACTTGAAATAAATCATATTGATGGTGATACAAAAAATAATAAATTAGATAATCTTGAATGGTGTACTCATAAAGAAAATTTACAACACGCTTCTAAACATCATTTACTTTCAATTTATAAACCAATAAATCAATATGATTTAAACGGAAATTTTATTAAAAGATGGGAAAGTATGAATGAAGCAAGAGATTTTTATAATTTAGGTATAAATTCTTTACGAAATGCTTGTAAAAGAAAATCAGGTATTCATAAAGGTTATATATGGAGATATGCTGAAAAGTAGCATATCTCTTTTTACTTTAATTTATTGATTATTTCATCACCGATACCGAATTGTCTTGCCTGTTTAAATATATTTTCTACTTGTTCTGGTTTATAATTTTTAGTTATTTCTTTAAATATCTCTTGAGGATTACTTTGATTTTTTTGTGCTTGTTCTATGAACTGGAACATTTGAGGGTTTCTCATTTTCAACTGGTTCATCATCATTTGTATTAATTGGTTTTGCATTTTGTTTTACTTCCTTTCTTAGTTCTTCTATTTGCATTTGTAAACTAGAAATTAAAATATCTTTATCATCTTTTGCGATTATTTCTGTAAGTTCATAAGTTTTTATTTCACCTTTTGTATTTTTAATCCATACAACCGACATATCTTTACTAAAGTATGGCGTATCACCTATAACCATATCTCTTTGCACTTCTTCCATTGAATTAGCATATCTAATAACTTCTCTATTGGTTGGAGCTATTTGGAAGTTCTGAGTTAAGTTTGTTGGCTGCTGTGGTTGTTGTAATTGTTGTTTCATTCTATTTAATTCATTCATTTGCTCATTAATTTTATCAATAGTCATTTGTGGGTTATAACTATTCATATAAGGATTATTAAACATATAAATCATTCTCCATTTCTTCTATTTTGATTAATAATTTTTCAACCAAAAAAGAGATATATTCAAAACTATTCTTGCTGTGGTCCTCACTTAATCTTGACATAATATATCTCCTTTCACTTTAAATTCTAATCATATAAAGTAATACAAAATAGCACAAAAAAAGAACCCTATTTGAGTTCCTTTATTTTTTCATTTAATCTAGTTCTTATTTTTCTTATACCTGAGACAGTGTAATTATATTGAAACGATAATGATAAATCACTTTTCTTATTAATATAGAAATCATAGCATATTTTATATTTATCACTATTTTTATCAACCACTTTTAAGATAGTCTCTTCAAACAATTCTTTAGGCATACCTCTATATAAAGTTTTATATGTCTTTTTAACTAATTTGGAAGTAAAATACGATAGTCCAACCCCTAATATTATTGGAACAAATATACTTATTCCTAACGGAGTAGTTATTCTATTTAAAGAGTAGTAAGTAAGATTGGATACGATAAAACATTGAGACATACTTTTTAAGTGAAATGATTTACCAAATGTTCTTTTAGTCAACCAAAATGAAGTTAAGATAAACAAACATTCAATGAGAGTATGATTTAATTTTGCTACTAATAAAATAAGTGCTAGACTTAATGTGTTCCATAATGTACTTAAAATTATAAATATTATAATCTCAAGCTTTTCTTGTTTTTCTTTTTCACTAAAATTATGCAAGTTTTTTTGCAATTTTTTTAGCAAGTTTTTGAAGTTTATCTTCTTCTGCGAAGATGACCCACGAAGTTGGCATAATGTTATTCCCTCCTTTAACACTTCACAATATATTATTAACATTAGAATATAATCTATATCTAATATAATAGATATAGTAAAACCATATTCGACAAAACTATCATTTCTAGTTAATACACTTATAATTTGCAATATTGTACTTATTATCATTACACCAAAGCTTCGTTTTAATGAAACCTTTTTAAATAAAAAGTACCCTACTGCTAGTGAAAAACTAAATATTGAATATAAATAATCTAAATTGTATTCAAATATAAAATGAGTAACTATTACATTAATTAATGTTACTAATGATACTTCTAATACATTAGGTTTATTTTTTATTGCAATATAAGTTAAAAAATAGAATTGTACAGTTAATAATATAAATTGTATTATATTATTTATAATAGGAACATTCAACTTTTGGTCAATCATATTAACTAAATCGTTATTATAATCTATTCCAAAGTAATCCAGCCCTACTAATTTTAGTATAAATATAACCACTAATACAAAAAGATACACTTTTAGACTTGTAGATAAATATTTATTGTAGTCTTTAAACAATTTTTACATCTCCTTTCTAAAAACAAAAAAGAGAACAATATTATTTGCCCTCTTTTTTCTTTGATTTAATATATTAAAACAATGATTATAATTTGTCAATTATTTTTTTATAAAAAAGCCTACTGTTGCCCCTATTATTGCTAAGATTATACCTTTAATTATATCTTCAAGTAATTTAGCTTTCTTATTTATTGTCTCTTCGGTTAATTCGTGTTCTAAATCATTAACTTTATTTTCAAGGTTTACAACTCTTTCTCTATCAACAGAGTTTTCACTTAATCTTTCTATGTTTTTATTTATTTCGCTTAATATAGGTTTAAATGAACTTATTTCTTGAAGTATCGTATTAACTTTTTCTTCTAATTTTTCTTGTCTAACTTCAAGTTTATTTAACCTTTCTTCTGTATATTTATCCACTCGCCAATCACTCCTTATTTTCATTATACCACGATTTGATTTTAAGGACAAATTTATAACCATCTTCTGTAAACATTGTTATTTTATCATCTTTATATATAACGTGGTTTATTTGTGGGCTTTCCTGTAACATCTTAATATATTCTTTTGCTGTTAATAAATAGTTTCTTATTTTAAGATATTCATCTATTTCGTGTGAATACATAATTATTTACCTATTATTTAACTTTTATAATATAATTAACTACTACATAAGGTTGTAAGTTTCCACTATTCCCAGTTCCTGCTGTTCCTGTTGTTATACTACCACTACTAATTACAGCACTCGTATAACTACCTGAACCAACAGAAGCAGTACTACCTTTTCCAGTAATAGTATGACTATGTTGTTGTAATTCTTTACTACCACCAGTTTCTCCTAATGTATCAAAATCTGCGTCGTTACTATCTAAACCAACAGGAATTTTGCCTTGTAAATTTGGTATATTAAATGTTGTACTTCCATCTCCTGACCCATAGTTTGTTCCTATTATAGAAAATAAATCAGAATAAGTTGTTCTTGAAATTGCTCCACCATCACATATCATATAATCTTCAGGAGCTGATGAACCTGCAAATTGAAATATAGAACCTATTGCAATGCTTCCTGAACCTCCGTGTGACCACGCACCTTCAATTCCATCTTCCATATGATTTAATCTATCTGCTGTTATTGGACTAGATAAATTTGGGTAGTCCACCCAAGTTTGTTTATTATAAGCCATAATTTATTTCCTCCTTTATTTCCATTTACCTATTGCAATTACATTTATTGTATAAGGGTTACTTGAACCAGAAGTAAATCTAAATAAATATATATTACCTGCCGAACTTTTACTTGTATTTTGAACTGGTCCAGTCCAATAGTTAGCACCTGTTCTTTCAGCACTTATATTTACAACTGGTTTTTCTTTAAATTCTACTGGGAAACTTCCTAGTGAAATTGATTGATTATCTCCAGCATAATATCCATTACCCCAAGATGAAGTAATATTTATTGAACCAGTTACAACTTTAGAGCATATCATAGTTCCATCTAAAAATTTAATGTAATTGCCATTAGTATTACTACCACTATCTATTATTGGGGAACCACCTACTTGTAATTCTCCACCTAAACTTTCATCATAATCACACATTATTCCTACACCTTCATCTGCTAATGATATATTAGGAATTGCACTTGCCATTGGTGTTAATTGCATTATTGCTGTTGATAATTTATCTGCTATTGTTATTCTAAAATCATAAGAACTTTGTAAATCAAATGTTGTATCATTATTATCACTTCTTACTAATCCATTATAATTAAATATATTATTTGTAACTGTTGGAGTTATATCTGTTGGTGTTATACCCAATGTTTCTAAATCTATCCATTGGTCGCTATCTGTCTTTTTAAATTCATATTTAGAACTTACTACACTATTTGATACACTTCCAAAACTATTATTCCATATAGTACCTGAATATGATAAATCAGCAGCACCACCAACTCCTCCATTATTTCTTTCTACTTTTGAACTTGTATTTATTGATATTGGTGTATAATTTATTACTTGTGTTGCAAGTTTTGTTACCAATGTACTATTTTTTCTACTATCTATTGCAAATACTTGATATGTTCCACCATCACAATTAGGTATAATACCATATACATCATTGTTTTCACTATATGTAATATCTATTGATTGTGAGCCATTAACAAATCTATATTTACTTATTGTTGCACCTTTTTGAGCAAGTGCTTTATTTGCTGTTGAAATAGTTACTTTAATATTGCTATAACCATTAACATTTATAGTATTATCTCCTGTTAATGTTGTTGTTGTACTGTTTATATCTTCAAAATCAAAGTCAGTAAATATTGGTGTTGCACCAGTTATCTTACAACTTATTTTTTTTTCATTACCAGCACTTAATCTGCTTGTTCCTGCACTATTCCAAGTTTCTACTGCAAAGCATAAATCAAAAGTATTGGTATTTGTATATGTTGAATATAAATCATCTATTGTTGTTTGACTTAAATTAAAACTTGTTCCACTTGTGTTATAATCTATTCTTTCTAATGTTCTTACACTTGGTATTGATATTCTTAATTTATATTTCCAAGATGAATTATATTTTGTATAACTAACACTAAATGGTTGTTCTATATCGCTACCTGTTACACTATTTGTTTGAGCATATCTTTGAATAGTATCTAATGATACTGTTCTATTCCCAGTAGAAGTTTTACCTGCTAATGATGTTCCAGATGGTCCTGTAACTGAACCATAAACAGTTATAGTTTTACTACCGTTTTGGTTATGTGATACTGTATTTGAATATGTATATATTAATTGATAATTATTACTTATTGAACCACTCCAAGTTCCAGTTCCTTGCATACTTGCACTATCAATACAAGCCCAACCACTAAAATCCCCTGTAGTAGTATAATTATCTGTTCTTCTTCCATATACTTTTATTGTTACTGTTGAACGATTTAATGTTGATTTTTCTACTGATGTTGAGCCATTTACTTTTGAACTCCATTCTACCATACATTGTAAAGCACCGTTGGGTTCACATTCAAAACTACCACTTGCAAATCTTTGTATATTTAATTTTACATTTAACATAATTTACCTCCTATATTTTAGTAAACCAAGTATGGCTTCCAACTTTTTGCACTAATACATCACATATTGTCGCTTCATTTTCTACTATTTGTGATTTAGTAGTCATACCTTTATCAGTAAAATAAGTTAATATATTACCATTTTTATCAAGTGTTCTAATACCATCACTATTTGCTTTAAATATTGTATCAGTATTGCTTGATTTTATTGTTATACCTTTACTAATGTTTACTGTTTCTGTTGTTGTTTCATTTTGATTTTGGCTATATGCTAGTTTTATTGCTCCTGCATTTACCATTAAATCATATACTTCACAAGCATTATCTACATCAGAAGTAAATCTTACATTTATATGTTGTGAACTTACTTCTATTGTTTGTACAAATTCAGTATCTTCTAGCATTGTTAAATCATACATTACATCGTTTATATATATTCTAACTTTTGCTAATTCTATTAATTTTATATATTTAAAACTTATAGTATATGTTCCATTTGGTACTGTTTGTTCTTGTGATAGTCCACCATTTTGTAATAACATTGATGTTTCATTTGCACTTTTATCATTGTGCTGTTTTATTACATTACCGTCCCAAAATTCATAACTTTGTTTACCTTTAGTATATGTACTAGGAGATGGGTATAAATCACTTTTAGGAAATATATATTGAGTTTCTTTGTCATCTTCAAACCATAATCCAGTATTTCTAAATATATTATTACCACCAGCTTCGCTAAATGTATTAGTTATACCTGTTTGAGCATTTTGTACTAATTCGTTAGTTTGCTCTTTTGTGTACATATTTCCAAGTTCATTTTCAGTAGTTTCTACTCTTTCAGTTATAGCTGTTATATCGCCTGTTGTTTTATCAACTATTACTTCAGTTCTTTTTAATCTTTCTTTTACTGAATTACCTTGAAATTCATTTTTAACTGTTTGTTCTTCACTTGTTAATGCAGGGCTTTCAATTATACTTTGAAATGTTCCGTCATAAGTAAATGTATGTGATAATACATAAGTATCATATACTTGATTTTCATTAGTATTAATTCTTATCTTATCTCCTATGTTTAAAAAAGGTTTACCATAAGGAGTTGTTAATTTTAAATCATAATATGTTAATCCATCTAATTTATTATATATAGCCTGTATTGCTTGAGTTCTTAATTCTTCAGTATATAAGAAATATGGGCTATCTATTATTATTTGATGTTCTCCATATTCAGCTACACTTTCACTATCTGTCATTACAACATTCTCACCATTTAATTGTGAATTAGCTAATATGATTACATTTAAAGGTCCATATTGAGTTAAACTACCTTCAAGAGTAGAATAATCGCTTGTATTAAATTCGTAGTCTATTTGGTTGCTTAACCACGTTAGAGAGATTGTTGAGTTTGACCAATTAAATTTAATAATACTACAAGAAGTTTTTTCAACTTCACTTAATACAGTTCTTATTGTTTCTTTATTAGTAAATGGATTGCCTGTCATTACTATTTCACTATTATCAAATGTTTCATCTGTAGGAGTTAATCCTATTTGACTACAAGCATCTTGATAAAATTCATTTATAGTATGTGTAGCTCCATTTTCAAATGATAATGAACATATATATTGTTTATCTAGTAATGCTCCTCCGTTCATAGCACTAAATTCTGTATTACTAGCTGTTTGTTCATCTTTTACACTTTCTATTATATAATCATCAAATGTTATATATTCTGTACTTTCATCATTATATTCAACACCAAATTCTGGTGTTATTGTTTCTCCTACTAATTCTATATTCATAGGAAGATTTAATAATTTGACATCTGCACTCTTTGTGAATATAGCACCTATTATTGTATCATTAACATAACAACTATCTTTTAGTTCTATACTTGATAAATAATTAGATTGATTTATAGCAAGATTTCCTATTTCAAATTTACATAATCTATTAGCATTTGCTCTATTTTTACATTCATTTATAAAATTTTGTGTTGCCATATACTACCTCCTATAATTGAATTAATGCTATAGTTATAGGTTCGAACATAGAATTATTACCTTGCGTATATCTTAATGTTGATGTCCTATCTCCTCTATACATTGTTTTCGTTTCTCTACTTGCTGTATATGGATTATAAAATGATACTGTCATAGTAGGGGCATTTTTTATTTGTGAGTAAAATGTATTTAATTCTGCACCTGTTAAATATTTTGTAGTTATATCTAATCTAAACTTTTGACTTATTACATTTAATATCATTGTACCATCTGCTGTTGTAGTATCTCTTCCACTATCTTTAGATACATCATACCAACCTACTTGGTAACTTGCTACATAAGGAAGTTTTGTATTATTAACATAAATATCATAATCTATATTTGCCATATTTATCTTTCCTTTCTATGTTCCCTTTTTCTAAGGGTGCTACACTATTTTATTAAAAGTTAATTGGACAT